GCTGCCGCTCCGACTTCCGGCAGCGCACCTGAAACCATGACAGGTGTTGAGAAGCGGTTCTATTCCAGGAATCCGCATCTTGTACCCAAGAATTAAAGGAGGATGCCCGAGGTGTGAGGCTGGATGATGCCCGAACCCGAGTGGTATTCTGACACAAGATCTAAAGGAGGAAAATGTAAATGCCTACAAATCATGAATCCCAGAAGAGATATTCCAGACTTGTCCTGGAAAAGGTTCGTTCCGAATGTGTGCTGGCCGACGGTTTCGTATTCAACAATGACTACGAGGGCGATCCCACCGCAGGTGCAGTCAAGATTCCCGTCCGTGATGATGAGGTTGCCGTTTCCGACTATGACAAGGCAAACGGCATTGAGGTGACCCACGGTGCCACGACCTATACCACACTTGTCATCGATAAGGACAAGGCGATCAATGAGCTGATCGACGGCTATGATGCAGAATCCGTGCCGGATGAACTGGTTGCGGACAGACTTGACAGCGGCGGCTATTCCCTCTCCCGTCAGCTGGATACGGACGGTGGCACTGTCCTGCTTGCAGGCTCCACACCGCTGAATGTGACGGCTCTTGCAAAGGACAACATCTATGATACCATCGTGGACATCCGCAAGGAAATGAGCAAGGCGAACATCCCCGATGACGGTAAACGTTATCTTCTGGTCGTGCCGGATGCGTTCGCACTGGTACTCAAGTGCCCCGAATTCATCTCCGCCTCCGAGCTTGGTGATGAAGTCAAGCAGACCGGTGCGGTCGGCAAGATTGCCGGCTTCCTTGTCAAGGAGTGGAACGACACCACCGCAAATCTTGCCATGCTGGCAGGTCACCCGAAGTTTGCGACCCGTGCAATGGAGTGGAAGGTCGCAGTGCATGTACAGGATCTGAAGGGATCCGGCAAGTATATCGGCGCATGCGCTGTGCAGGGACGTAATGTCTACGGTCACAAGGTTCTGCGCTCCAAGGCCATCCGCTCTGTCTATGCGCCCGGCTCTCTGACAATCGGTCTGGCAGCCGGTGAGACAGCCGGCACCACCATTGCGACCATCTCCGCAGGCAATACGGGCACAACCTATGCCTACAAGCTGAATCCCGCAAGCCGTGTGGCATTCGGTATGACAACGGCAGCCTACGGCGGTACAACACTGACCTCCGGTACAACGGAGATCACAGCATCCGAAGGCGATGTGATCGAGATCGTCAACCTCAGCTCCGGCAAGGTCGTATCCGTTGGTTATGCGGCAGTCGGTGCGAATCATATTGCGGCGGAAGCAGCTGCATCTGAATGATGATGTATCCTGACTACGACTATTATACAGAGGACTACGGCGGTGCGATCGTTCCGGAGGAATTCTGGAAGCGTGCCGCTGGCAGTGCTTCCGATTATCTGAATGCAGTGACATTCGGCAGGCTTGAAAACGGCATTCCGGGAAAGTACGGTACAAAGGTCGCACGCTGCCTGTGTGAGATGGCGGAGCAGATCTGGATCACTTCCCTCTCCGCAGCGGCGGATGCATCCGGAGAGCCTGCTAAGGCATCGGAGAGCAACGGCGCATACAGTGTGACGTACCGCAGTGCATCGGAGGGCATCTCCGCACAGCTGCATGGAGACACTGCAGGATTGGAGGATCTTCTGCTGCACATCTGCAGGAAGCATCTCTCCCGCACCGGTCTTCTGTACAGAGGAGTGTGACAGCATGTTCACGAACCAGAAAGCATGTACCATCTACGAAAAGACGGTGCAGAACCGTGCACCGACCTACATCAGACATACCACCGGTGCGGTGTACTGGGAGGAATCGGATGCACAGGCACAGTCGAACACATCCAGGACGGATGCGGGTGCGGTGTTCTGCTCCGTGCCTGTGAAATCGCTTACAGGCTATCTCCCGAAAAAGGACGACCGCATTGTGAAGGGCATCTGTGAGGCACAACAGCCTCCGAAGGATGCATATACCATCATGAGTGTCAAGGATTTCCGGTATGGTTCACTTGCGGTGCAGCATATCGAAATCACTGCAGAGTAGGAGGGATTGCATGCTGCGATTCACAGGCATCAGCTTTGACCCGAATTTTCAGCGGAACATCGAACAGAACTTCCGGCAGGCACAGAAGTACATTGACAGCGAAGCCCTCCGGCACTGCGATCCGTATGTGCCCATGCTGACCGGCACAATGAAAAAGAGCGGCCTCTCGGGCACGGTTCTCGGCTCCGGTGAAGTAAAGTACACTGCCCCCTATGCAGAGCGGCAGTATTATCTCAATGCAGGGCACGGCAAGGAAGGGCTGGATGCCTCCGGCGGCGTCAAGGGACTGCGCGGTAAGTACTGGTTCGAACGTATGAAGGCGGATCACAAAGACGAAATTCTGAGGGGGCTGAACACGTTCCGATGAAACCATTGATTGAATGCGTGCGGGAATATGTGATGACTTTCCCCGCACTGAAGGACGGGCTGCTGCTGGTGGATTATCTCGGCAGTACGGCAGTGGAGTACACAGTGGAAGCTGTGCCATCCTCACCCATTTTCAAGCAATACACCGACGGGGGCTGCATGAAGCAGTTCCTTTTTCTATTCGCAAGCCGTGAGTATTACAGTGCGGATGTGAATCAGTGCATCGAGAATCTTGCATTCTATGAGCATTTTCAGGACTGGGTCCTGGAGCAGAACAGAGAGGGTATCCTCCCCGATCTGGATGGGCGTTCCCCTGTCAGCATTGAAGTGCTGACGGGAGGCTATGCCTTTGACTGTGATGGCAGCACGGCACGGTATCAGATTCAGCTTCGGCTGATTTACGAAGACAAGGAGTGATTTATATGGCAGCAAAGATTACACCCAGACACAAGATGCTGGGATTCTATGGCGTTCCGGTGACGAATGGAGACACGACCGAGATCACCTATACCAGAATGCGCAAGTTCACCCAGCTCTCCCAGAGCAAGAACCCCATCGAGTACAACCGTCAGTATGTGGATGAGCAGTTCCAGCAGACGGATGTGATGGGCTATTCTCCCACAATTGACTATGCATTCGACCGCCACAGCGGCTATCCGATGCAGGAAGACATCATCAAGATCAGCGATGAAGAGCTTGTCGGTGAGGATGCAGTGCGCTCCATCATTCTGGTGGACACGGAAACGGGCAAGGCCATCAAGCGTGACTATTCCGTCATTCCGAACACGGAGGGTGACAACATCAACATCTACACCTACTCCGGCACACTCAAGTGCAGGGGCGAGAAGGTGCACGGCACAGCCACCAGCGAGGACAACTGGCAGACTGTGACATTCACGGAATCGACTGACTGATGCAAGGAGGTATTGAGCCTATGAGCCAAGCGAAAAATTGGGAAATTAACGGCGTATCCCTGACACTCGATCTGGAGGATGCGGATGTGCTGGAACGCTATGAGGATGCCTTTGCCTCGATGGAGCGGGAGGAAATGCACCTTCCCAAGGATGGCAAGGCATCCGCACGGATCCGAGCCTATTGTGAGATGTACCGGCATCTGTATGATCACATCTTTGGTGATGGCACAGCAGAGAAGATCTTCGCAGAAAAGCCAGTGAATGCAGCTGTATATGACGAAGTATATGGTTGTTTCCTGGAATTTGTCCGTACACAGCTTACAGAAAGTGCCAAGAGGCGCGGTGAAGCCCTGGGCAAATACCGTCCGAACAGAGCACAGAAGCGTGCCACACTCAAAAAGATCGGCAAGTTATGATGAATCTGCTGTATGAGCCGCTCCCCGACTGTATCCAGGCGGGTGGGCGGCTGATTCCGGTGCTGACCGATTTCAGGGAATGGATCCGATTTGCGGATATGATCGCGGATCCGGAACTTTCCGACACAGAAAAACTGTGTCTGATGCGTGAATGGCTGGACGAACCGGAATGCATTACGGAAGAGATCGTGAACGCTTTGTATGCGTTTTACAGAGCGGACGCACTGGAGCCGGATCCACTGCATGAGGATGAGAAAAACGAAGTCGATGGAGAAAAGCAGCAACCGCTTCCATCGGCTCCCGTATTCTCATGGAGTGTGGATGCAAGATTCCTTCTGGGAGATTTCAGACGGTACTATGGTATAGATCTGCTTGAGACCGGATATTTGCACTGGTGGGCATTCAAAGCTTTATTTGCAGCACTGCCGGATGAAAGCCAGTGCCAGAAGAGAATTGCCTATCGTTCTGTCAATCTGTCCGATATCAAGGACAACAAAGAACGGGAACGCATCCGTCGGATCCAGCAGAGAATTGCACTGCCGTTTGAGTACGATGACGAAATGATCGGCGAAATGCTGGGAGGGATGATGTGATAAGGAAACCTTCTCTGGAACGAAAATGGCTGCTCTGCCCACGCTGCGGAGCAAAAACCATTCTGTATGACAACACAGCCTGCTGCGCCGGTGTGTATATTAAATGCACACGGGGCTGCAAGCTCGAATTTGAAGTAAAGATTGAACACGGAAAAGTAATGCACTGATGAGCCTATGAGCCGCATTCACAACCTGTCTGACTGAGGTGATGAATATGGGCTTTGACGGCACATTGAAATTTGATACAGCAATTGACAAAACCGGCTTCCAGATCGGCCTTGGCAATCTGGGCAGTCTTGCAAAGGCAGGCATGTCAGCGGTTGCATCCGCTGTGACTGCCGGTGCCGCTGCAGCCAGTGCCGGCATTGCGGCGATCGGCAAACAGGCACTCGACGCCTATGCCGATTATGAACAGCTGATCGGCGGTGTGGAAACGCTCTTCAAGGAAGCGTCCTCCATTGTACAGGGCTATGCAGAAAACGCCTACAAGACGGCGGGCATGTCGGCGAACGCCTACATGGAAAACGTCACCAGCTTCTCCGCTGCCCTGATCAATTCGGTCGGCGGTGATACGGCGGCGGCCGCTGAAAAGGCCAATATGGCACTCTCGGATATGTCCGACAATGCCAACAAAATGGGCAGCGATCTACAGTCCATTGTGAACACATACCAGAGCCTGTCCAGAGGCAATTTCGGTATGCTTGACAACCTAAAGCTCGGCTACGGCGGTACCAAAGAGGAAATGGTGCGGCTTCTGGAGGATGCCCAGGCAATCTCCGGCATTGAATATGACCTTTCCTCTTATGCGGACATCGTGGACGCCATCCACGTCATCCAGACGGAGATGGGCATCACCGGCACCACCGCAAAAGAAGCCTCCAGCACTATTTCCGGCAGCATCGCTATGGCAGGGGCTGCATGGGATAATTTCCTTGCAGGGCTTGGCAATCCCGATGCAGATCTCAGTGCCCTTGCCACTGAGCTGACGGACAGTGTCCTGACGGCAGCAGGCAATATCATCCCCGCTGCAGAGACCATTCTGCAGTCGATGTCCTCCGTCATTACGGAAAGCGCACCGGAGATCATCGGGCTTGCTCTGGATCTGATCACGGATGCGCTCCCCACGCTGACGGATGCCGGCGTTTCCCTGCTCAGGGCACTGGTGGACGGCATTACGGGCAATGCATCGAGTGTTGCCGATACGGCTGTGGCAATCCTTGACCAGCTTGCGGCATGCGCACTCGACATTATCCCCGACCTTTTGGATGCGGGTGTGGATATCATCCTGACCCTTGCAGAGGGTCTGGAATCGGCCGCCCCCGATCTGATCAGTGCAGCCGGAACGGCCGTTTCAGACATCGTAACCGGCATCGGGGCAAATCTGCCCGCACTTGCACAGGCTGGAATTTCTCTCATCGGAACGGTGGCAGATGCAGTTCTGCAGCAGCTTCCTGTGCTGGTTCAGACGGGCGGAGATCTGATTGACACACTGGTGAACGGTATCACGGCACATCTCCCGCATCTTCTGACACTTGCGCTGGACATCCTGACTTCTCTGGCCGATTCGCTCGCAGCCAATCTGCCCTTGCTGCTGACAGCGGCAGGCGATGTGATCTCACAGCTTGCAGCAGTACTCACAGAGAATATCCCTGTTCTGCTGGATACGGGCCTTGACATCATCCTCTCCCTTGTGGACGGTATTGCCGCCAACATCCCCATGCTGCTGGATATTGCCGTTGCACTTGTCGGCACACTTGCGGACTTTATTGTGGAAAATGCGCCGAAGCTGCTGGAAGCAGCCGGACAGCTGCTCATGGGGGTGGTGGATGCACTGCCTTCCGTGATCACGGCACTGGCCGGCAAGCTCCCGCTTCTGATTGACACAGTCCTGCAGATGCTGCCGCAGCTCGCAGCGGCACTCACAGGGGCCATGTCCCTTCTGACCGAGGCGCTGAAAACAGCATTCCCGCAGCTTGCACAAACGCTCACCACAGCCGTTCCCGAGCTGATTCTGGGATTGGTGGATGCGCTTGCCTCCTTCGACAGTCAGCTGTTCGATGCAGCAGTGGATCTGATTCTGGTCATTGCAGAGGCTCTTCCTGAGCTGACCAACGCCATCATCCCGCAGATCCCCATCATGATTGTTGGCATCATCGGAGCCCTGATGCAGGCCATGCCGGAAATGAAGGAAGCAAGCCATGCTCTGTTCATGCAGCTTGTCGAGGCCATCCCCACACTGCTCCCTGCTCTGCTTTCGGTTCTGGAAGCACTGTGGTTCCCCTGCGGAGAGTATCTTGCAGGGCTTGCAGATGACATTGTGCAGATTGTCGGTGACTGGCTGACCGAGACCAAGGATAAGATGGTACAGGGCGCCGCCGATGCGCTTGAAGGCTTCATGGAATTCTTCGACCGGCTGCCGGAAGAGCTGGGACTTGCCATTGGCACAGCGCTTGGCACGGCGGCACAGTGGGCTGTGGATCTGCCGGCAAAGGCCGGAGAAGCGGCCGGAGCATTCCTTGCAGAAACCATGCTGTTCTTTGACGAACTGCCCGGTAAATTGCAGGAACAGCTCACGAATGCACTGGACAATGTCATTAGCTGGGGCACCGATCTTGTGGAACAGGGCAGAACTGCCGCTTCCGACATGGCACAGGACATCATGGACGCTGTCAACGATCTGCCTGAAAACCTCACCTCCATCGGCACAGACCTTGTGGAGGGACTATGGAACGGCATCACCGGTATGGGCAGCTGGCTGAAGGAGAAAATCTCCGGCTTTGCAAGCGGCATTCTTGATGGCTTTACAGCAGCATTCGGCATTCATTCTCCCTCCACCGTCATGCGTGACCATGTCGGAAAATATCTCGCCCAGGGTATCGGCGTGGGATTTGCAGAGGAGATTCCGCAGGTCGGCAAGGATGCCGTCAAGGCGTTTGCCCCTCTGCAGCAGCAGGTGGATGCGGGGGCGCTGCAGGCTCTCCATGGGCAGAGCGTGGACAGCTATCCCATAGAACCCAGCCCGACCTCATCCATTGTCAATAACTATAGCTACAGCACGGTGCACCAGAGTGCATCTCAGCCGGAGCAGGAACGTCCCGTCATCAATCTGTATGCGACATTCGAGATGGACGGTGAAGCCATTGCGGAGGGTGCAGCGGAACGCATCGACGAAAAGCAGGGAGAAAAGATTGAATTGAAAACGAGAGGAGTGAGTGTATGATTGCCGGCATCAGCGTGAACGGACAGCATTCGTACTACCAGCACCGGCTTCGGATGCTCAGCCGTGACATCGGATCCCCGCCCAAGGATGACCATACCGAGCGGGTGCCCTACAGCAATATCACATATGACTTTGATGAGATCCTTGGCACTTCAAGCTACGGTGAGCGGACGCTCTCCTATACCTTTGAGTGTCTCTGTACGAACAGGCGCAAGGCGCAGGATCAGCTTATCCGCATCAGGCACTGGCTGAAATGGAGCGGGTACATGGATCTGCACGATCCGTATTATCCGGACTATCATTTTGAAGTCCGTGCACCGGAAATCATCCATCACGAAAACCATGGAGTCTACACGATCACAGTCACATTCCGGGCAAATCCGGCCATGCTGCCGGATAAGGCATTTGCCTACACGCCGGATACCTGCCATTATCCCGATGTGAACGGGGACGGAGTCGTGGATGCAAATGATGCAACGCTGATTCTGAAGGCATCAGCGGCCATCGGTGCGGGAACGGACACAGGGCTGACGGATGAACAGCTGATCCTTGCCGATGCCGATATGGACGGTACAGTCACCGCTTCCGATGCGGCACTGGTTCTGGAATATGCATCCGCCTGCGGCGCAGGGCAGTTTTCTGATTCGCCCGCGAACTGGGCGGCTTTCCTGAACCGATATCTTGCACTTGAGGAGGGGATTTACTGATGTACCAGGTCACAATTGATTTGCCAGAAAAAGATGGCTATGTGCAGAGACTCCTGCACACGGTGAAACCGCACAGCACCCAGCGGCTTGCATCCGGTACAATCGTGGAGGAGGTCGGACAGATCCCCTCTTTCTCCTTCACGGTCACTCCTGTGAATCATTGCTATTATGATTGCCTGCTCGACCGGAGAACACTTGTTTCCGTTATGAATATCAAGACCATGGAAATGGAATTCGAGGGCGTAATTCTGAACACGGAGGAACGCATGACTGCATCCGGCAAGCTGCTGCGCAAGGTCGTCTGTGAGGGCTTCCTCGGCTATCTCTGCGACAGTGTACAGATGTACCGGACGTATGAGGACATGGAACCGGCTCAGTTTCTGCAGTCACTGCTGGAACAGCACAATGCGCAGATGCCGGAGCACAAGCAGATCAGACTTGGCGTATGCAATCTTTCCGGCAACACGAATTCCAAGACCACGGCCTATCGGAACACACTGGAAGAAATCAGGGAAAATCTGGTGAACAGGCTTGGCGGTGAGCTGCGTGTCCGAAGAAAAGATGGGATCTTGTACCTCGATTATCTGGATGCCGTCACTGACAGCACACCCTCACCGACAACCATTGAACTGGCACAGAACATGAAAACCATGACAGCCGGAACGGACTCGCTCTCCGTCATCACACGGCTCATTCCGCTGGGCGCACAGGTGAACGAAGAGACCGCAGAACGCCTGACCATTGCCGGAGCCAAGGTAGATGGCAAGTCCTATGGAAAAGTCTACATTGACGACGAGGCAGCCATTGCAGAATACGGTTATATTGTCGGCACAGTGGAATTTGATGATATCACGGTACCGGAAAATCTATATGAACGGGGCAGAGCCTACCTTGCAGAGAATAACCGCATCCGGAAATACTATGAAGCCACCGTCCTTGATCTTTCCACGCTTGACAGCAGCGTCGGCAGCATCCGTGCCGGCAATACTTACCGATTCCGGAACAGATTCATGAAGCTCGATGCGCAGCTTAGGCTGCTCAGAAGGACAGTTGATATTTTCAAGCCCTATACGCCATCCGTTGTCATCGGCGATAGGACGGAAAAGCTCACGGACATGACAAGCCGTCAGAACCGTCTGATTGAGTATGAGATCCCGAAAATCAAGTCGGACACGGTATCCGCTGCAAAGGCGATTGCTTCCGGCCTGATCACAGCAGCAACCACGGGCTATGTGGTTATCCGCCCGGATGAGATCCTCATCATGGATACGGCGGATACCAAAACCGCCACCAGCGTATGGAGATTCAACGCAAATGGTCTCGGCTACAGCCACAGTGATGTACCGGGCGAAGCCTACAACGGCACCTATGGGCTTGCCATGACGATGAACGGTGAGATCGTAGCGGACTTCATTGCAGCAGGCTCCATGTATGCCGACCGCATCCGTGGCGGTACGCTGGTCATTGGTGGCAGTGACGGCAAGGACGGCGTGATTCAGGTCAAGGACGATGCCGGAAACGTCATCTGCCAGCTTGACAAGAACGGCGCCAACATCTTCGGCACCGTCATCACCCGCAATGATGCCGGTTACTGGATGCAGCTCGACAGCGGAAGCCTGCTCGGCGGCAACGGGAATGACACCTACACCACCATCAATGCAACCGGTACCATCCGTGATCTCGACCACGACATCACCTATCACGGGCTGCTTGTGGATGCGGATGCCGTCTATCTCGATTGTAAGATGTTCGCCATCAACGGTGCGACCGGCGCCACCGGCACAATGTATGCGCTTGGCGGTTCGGGGGAGGTGGTCACGGATGTGTGGATCGA